ATGATTAATCGAAGGGAATTGCTCTCGGGCATCGCCGGGGGGGTTGTTTCAGCCGGCTTAATAAAAGCGGTTGAAATAAGTCACGCTAATATTATTAGCGTGAGTAACATTATGATGCTCAGGAAAATCACTGCCCCTGAAGATCGATTATGCGTGGTGGTTCTGGGGTACCATTTTGCCGGCGATGGTGGCGCTAAATTAGTGTATTGGGATTCTGCCAGCCAAAAACCTGCCAATCAGGGTACGGTTATTTCTGCATTACTGGGTGATAAAGGACGCTGGATACAATTACATGATGGGGTCGTTGATTTTCGGCAGTTCGGTATTTTTAATGGTCAGAACCCCGCAGATCTTGCGCTGGAAGCGATGGTGAATGACCCGCTTATTCATCGTATTGAGGCGCATACTGCATTGAATTTCTGTTCCCGGCACCGGTTTACCCGCTCTAATCTCACCCTAGATTTCGGTGGACATACGATCACTACGGCGGGTCTGGAACCGCTTACGGAGCCTAAAAATAATTATATATCCGCTATTTTTTCATTCAGGGGGGAGTTTGAGGAACAGACTACTGCGACCGTTTTGAATACTCCGCTTAATTTATTGGCAGAAATATACCCGGTCGGCAATAGCAACCAATTCCCTGTGGGGCAATGGTTTTGCCTGGAATCAGAAAAAATTTCAGGTCAATGGGAGCGAAAATTCAGCGATTAGTACAGGTGACAGAAGTTATTGATGACAGCCATGTCAGGCTGAATTACCGATGCGGCTGGTCGCTGGATGCCGGAACTTCATTACATTGGCGTAAGGTTATTCCGGTCGAATATGTGACGATTAAAAATATGGCCTTTATTGCTGAAGGGCAACTCCCTGATACCAGTTCCCAGCCAGTGGTATTTGAATATGCGATTTACTGCGATGTATTTAATCTTCATGCACAGGGCACCTTCTGGTCTGTGATTTTCCGCCGCTGGAATACATTCTTCCGCACGGAGCAATGTTCGTTGTCTGATCCGCCTTCAGTGTCCTGGGGCGGTGCCGGGTATCTCACTCAGCAGATTTACTGTCAGTATGGCCACATTGCCAATTGCACAACATCAAACGCCCGTCATCTCAATGACCTGACGGCCAGTTCATCCTGCGTAGTGGTCAATTGTCACAGTAATGGCGACAGCACCGGAGGGTTTGTCACCCATGGTCAGTATGAGCACGATCTGCATTTTTCCGGTAACTCAGGAACGCTGACATTGGCTAATTCAGGAAAAAACTGGGGCCAGTCAGCCGCACGTATTGTCATTAATCAACATTTCTGTTCAGTATTCATTGCGGATACCAAGGTCAGTGATTTAACCCTGACAGATGTGCACATTGAAAGGGATCCTGAACAAGGCAATATCGGTATGCTGCGGCTTAATTGTGATGGTGTCACAGTTCGGGGGTGTACCGTTAACGGCGAACTGACGTTATTCCAACGTAGCAATCGTAGTACCAAGATGAATTTTTTTGAGGGATGTGGTTTTACTTTAGATTCGCGTCACGATTCAACCAACAGTCATTTAGCCGCCGATGATCCTTATATTGCTTCTCACCCTTTTCCCGCTTCGCGTAATTCACTGAGCGGTCATTCTGTCATTCATTTTGTACGTTGCTGGTTCAGAGGTACGGATGCGCAAGCATCTCTTTTAATCAAAAATAAAGAGACGTATTTTAATGCCTGTCAGATTGACGATGTTTCACTGGTATTAGCCGCAGAGGATGCCCAGACATTGGTGATTAACGGGGATTCATCCCTGAAGGGCGGCAATTCATCAAGCCCCTTAATTTCGCGTGCCGGTTCACAGCCCGTCACATGGCTTTTAGGACCGATGCGCAGTGAAGTGAGGGATTCTGAAAGAATGCATATCCATCTGACTGACGGGATTAATTATTATCAGGCCAGAAATGAAAATTTTATTCAGGGAAGGCGACAGTTTTCTCCGGAAGCTTTTAATGCGCCCTCTTATTTTATTGAACATGACAACATCATGATTAACGTCAAATCGGTTGTGCCAGAAAAGACAGGGCCACATATTATGGTGAGGAATACAGAACTTTGAAAGAGTGAGCTTGCTCATCCGGAGCATACATAAGGTTGATGCTATGAAAGCACTTACTTCAATATCAGCACTCATGCAACAAAAGCCGCGCAAAGGTCTGACGGTTTTCGTCGAAGGTTATTATCAGACTGGCGATGGAGGCGGTGGTCATTATTACTGGGATAACACCAGTACGTTAACAGTGAATAATGGCACCGTGGTGGCATCGGGACACACAAGTTTCGGGCGCTGGTTACTCAATCATCAGGGTGTGGCCGATTTCCGCATTTTTGGCATTATGGACAGCACCCGGCCTGCCGATGACGCGCTCGATGCGCTGGTCAATGACACCGCAATCACTCAGATTTATGCCAGTTCCGCCCTGCTCTTCCAGCGCCGTCATCGCTTCTCACGTTCGGGCATCACCCTTGATTTTCAAAACTTCACCGTCAGCACACAAGGGATAGCCGACGCACCGGTCAACGATCCTTTTGCTGCGGTAATGTTTTTTCAGGGAAAGACTGTCGGTGCGCCCGTCACTTTCACTCTGACCGATACGCTTGTGGAGCAAACGGATATTTTCCCCGTGAGCGATTCCTCTGTGTTCCACGTGGGTGACTGGTATGCGGTGCAGGTTGCTCCGGTGAGTGGTTCGGCGGCGCGGGAGCTGCAAAAGCTGGTACAAGTCATCGCGATCCCCGACGGTACGCACATTCAGACGGGCTATTACAACGGCTGGGCATTGCTTGCCGGGCGTGTGATCAGCTGGCAGAAAGTCGAACCTATCGAATTCGTGAACATCAAAAACATGCAATTCACCGGTGCAGGCAGCGACCCGATTACCGGGAGCCATCCGGTGGCTTTTGAGTATGCGGTCTACGCCAACGTCGCCGGGATCCACTCGACCGGTTCGTTCTGGCCGGTCGTCATGCGCCGATGGAATACGCACTACCTCACGCAACAATGTTCTCTGACCAACCCGCCTGACGTGGCATATGGCGGAGCGGGCTATCTGACGCAGCAAATTTACTGTCTATACGGTCATGTCAGCGAATGCCACGTTTCGAATGCGCGGCATCTGAACGATTTCACCGCATCCGCGTATTGCCTGGTGGAAAACTGTCATGCAGATGGACAAAGTGCGGAGAAAGGTCCGTTTGTTACGCACGGGCAATTCGAGCATGACCTGACCTATACCGGAAATTCGGGATTAATGACTTTCGCCAACTCAGGCGCGACCTGGGGCGGCAGCGCCAAAAGGATTAACGTCCGCAAGCACGTTTGCCCGTGGTTTGTCGCACGTTCGGGGGTGAGTGACCTGATGCTGGAAGACATGGTGGTTATTAGCAATGCAAATATTCCGCAATCAGGCATGTTGTGGGTTAATGCTGACGGTTTACAGATGACCGGATGTACGGCGGACAAAAAACTGGTGATAAGCCAGGCGTCTCAGCGTTCGGCACGCAAAAACATTATCCGTCAGTGTCAGTTCTCACTCATTGACGACGCCGCCCCACTGATACAAAGCAATGTCACGTCATCCGTGACTTTCCGCGATACCATTTTTAACGCATTGAATGGTCATGCCTTTGCCAGCAAAGCGCCGCTGAGGTTTGTAAACTGTGAATTTGAGGGCAGCAGCAGTGACGCATCAGTGGCCGTCGCGTCTTCCACGCTGGATCTTCAGGGAAGCCGGATAAATAAGGTGCCTTTCATTTTGTCAGGTAACGAGCCGAAGCAAATCGACATTCATTTTTCGACTTTGATTCAAAGCTCAGTTGATTTCAGCGCATTGACGCTGCAAACCGCCGGTTCGCTGATGTTCGTTAACAACCGGTTATCTGACACGGCCATTATTGCGCAGCCTGAGACGAGCGGGAATGTTATCTGGCAGCAGAATATGACGCTAACCGCGGCGGCAAGCGTTGAAGACTAAAAAAGCAGGGATAGTGTAGACATCACTGCCCGGCGGGAGCCGGGCCAGCGGTACTTAAATCAGGGAGATGTGCGAAGTTTAGTGCATTGATCCCTGACATTCTGTTTCCATGGTCAGGCCACGGCGCCAGTCACCCGGCGTTTGTCCAAACTGACGCTTGAAGCTGCGGGTAAAGGATTGCTGCGAGTCAAAGCCCAGCGATATCGCAACGCTGACGATAGGTTCGCGGCTGCTGGCCAGCATATCTGCCGATTTCTTCAGCTTTTTTTCACGAATGAATTCGCCCATCGGCAATCCGGTGTGCTCTTTGAACATCCGTTGCAGATACCAGCGCGAATACCCTGCGCGTTTGGCAACGGTCTTAATATCCAGTCGCTCTTCCAGGTTGTGATCGATCCAGTCAATCAGGTCGTGAATGAAATCCTCGGTTCTCATGGACTCTCTCCTATCTCTTATCAGTTTTCGCCCCCCGAGGGCGTCTTTTTCTAAATTGACTCAGTTTGCGATTAAATGCAAGTTTTACTATTGCATTTAATTCATCGTTACGGGATAGTCACGTTCCCGGAAGTAAACGTTCTGTAAAACAGCACAGAAAGTGTAACAGTATTTCTTGCACTTTAGTAGTCGCCTCCTTACAATCCCCCTCGAATCAATTGTATCAAACATTGATACATAATTGTGCTGATGAACAGCACAAGTCCCAAAAAAGTCAGATCAGGCAAAGGACGTTACCCGGAGGACAGACCGGTTGTATTGCCTGACAGCACTTACTCACTGGAAATAAAAATAATGAAAAACCTGCAAAAACCGCTGGTTGTTGCACGCGACCGCCTGCGCGGTACGCCTTTGACGTTGCGTCTTTCAGGGGTTGCGCTGATGGTCGCCCTGCTTGCCGGGTGTGATAACAGCGTGGCGCAAAACGCCGCTCCGCCTGCCCCGCAGGTCAGTGCGGCTGATGTTTTGATCAAACAGATCAGCCAGTGGGATGCCTTTAATGGCCGCGTGGAAGCGGTACAAAGCGTTCAGCTTCGTCCCCGCGTGTCTGGCTATATCGACAAAGTGAATTATCAGGAAGGTCAGGAAGTGAAGAAAGGTCAGGTGCTGTTTACCATTGATGACCGCACTTACCGCGCCGCGCAGGAGCAGGCACAGGCGGAACTGGTGCGTGCGCGCAATCAGGCCAGCCTGACCCGCAGCGAATCCTCCCGTACTGAAAAACTGATCGGCACGCAGGCGGTTTCTACCGAAATTGCCGAGCAGCGTCGTTCCGCTGCTTCTCAGGCGCAGTCCGACGTACTGGCCGCGCAGGCGCAGCTGGATATGGCGCAGCTGAATCTCGATTTTACCCGCGTCACGTCGCCAATTGATGGCCGAGCCAGCCGCGCGATGATAACCGTCGGTAATCTGGTTACAGCAGGCGATACCGCCAGCGTGCTGACCACGCTGGTCTCTCTCGACACGGTGTATGTGTATTTTGATGTAGATGAAGGTACTTTCCTGCGTTATCAGGCGATGGCGCGTGACGGCCAGCGCAGCGATACGCCACAGTCCCGCCTGCCGGTTCACGTCGGTCTGGTGGGTGAAAACGGTTATCCGCATCAGGGCGTGGTCGATTTCACCGATAACCAGCTGAATTCTGGCACCGGCACCATTCGTATGCGTGCCGTGCTCGATAACCGCGAACGTACCTTTACACCGGGGCTGTTTGCCCGCGTGCAGTTGCCGGGTAGTGCGCAATTCAACGCCATGCTGGTGGACGACAAAGCCGTGCTGACCGATCAGGATCGTAAGTTTGTTTACGTGGTGGATAAGGATGGCAAAGCGCAACGTCGTGATGTCGAAGTGGGCCGAATGTCCGGCGGCTTACGCATCGTTGAGAAAGGCTTAGAGACCGGCGACCGCGTCATCATCGACGGCGTTCAGAAAGTCTTTATGCCGGGTATGCCCGTTAACGCCAAAACCGTCAGCATGGCGGCCAACAGCGTGACTCCGACACCTGCCGCCGTTCAATAAAAGAGAATCCTGACACATGGACTTTTCCCGCTTTTTCATCGACCGGCCGATCTTTGCCGCCGTTTTGTCGATTTTGATTTTAGTCACCGGGGCGATTGCCATTCCCCTGCTGCCGGTCAGCGAATACCCGAATGTGGTGCCGCCAAGCGTACAGGTTCGCGCTGAATATCCGGGTGCTAACCCGAAAGTGATTGCTGAAACCGTGGCGACGCCGCTGGAAGAAGCCATCAACGGCGTCGAAAACATGGTGTATATGAAATCCGTGGCCGGTTCCGACGGCGTGCTGGTCACCACTGTCACCTTCCGTCCGGGTACCGATCCGGACCAGGCACAGGTTCAGGTGCAAAACCGTGTGGCGCAGGCGGAAGCGAGGCTACCTGAAGATGTGCGGCGTCAGGGCGTCACTACGCAGAAACAGTCACCAACGTTAACTCTGGTGGTGCATCTGGTATCGCCGAACGGTAAATACGATTCGTTGTATTTGAGTAACTACGCCACGCTGAAAGTGAAAGACGAACTGGCGCGTTTGCCGGGCGTCGGGCAAATTCAGATCTTCGGTGCGGGCGAATATGCCATGCGCGTCTGGCTCGATCCGAACAAAGTGGCGGCGCGTGGGCTGACGGCAAGTGACGTTGTCACTGCAATGCGTGAGCAAAACGTTCAGGTCTCAGCCGGTCAGCTGGGCGCTGAGCCGATGCCTAAAGACAGCGACTATCTGTTGTCCATCAACGCACAGGGACGTCTCAAAAACGAAGAAGAGTTCGGCAATATTATCCTGAAAAGCGGTGATAATGGCGAAATCGTCCGTCTTCGCGACGTTGCGCGTATTGAAATGGGGTCAGGCAGTTATGCCCTGCGCTCGCAGCTGAATAATAAAGATGCGGTCGGCATTGGTATCTTCCAGTCGCCAGGGGCGAACGCGATTGATTTGTCAGACGCCGTGCGTGCCAAAATGATCGAACTCTCAGCCCGTTTCCCGGAAGGTATGACCTGGCGTGCACCGTATGACCCGACGGTCTTCGTGCGTGACTCGATAAGTGCCGTGGTCCATACGCTGCTGGAAGCCGTGGTGCTGGTGGTGCTGGTGGTGATTCTGTTCCTGCAAACCTGGCGTGCGTCGATCATTCCGCTGCTGGCGGTGCCGATTTCGGTTATCGGCACGTTCAGTATTCTGTATCTGCTCGGCTTTTCACTAAACACGCTCAGTCTCTTCGGGCTGGTGCTGGCGATAGGGATTGTGGTCGATGACGCCATTGTCGTGGTGGAAAACGTCGAGCGAAATATCGAGGAAGGCTTAGCGCCACGGGAGGCTGCACATCAGGCGATGCGGGAAGTGTCCGGGCCGATCATTGCGATCGCACTGGTGCTGTGTGCGGTGTTTGTGCCGATGGCGTTCCTTTCCGGCGTGACCGGGCAGTTCTATAAACAGTTTGCGGTGACCATTGCGATTTCTACCGTAATTTCAGCGATCAACTCCCTGACGCTCTCCCCTGCGCTGGCGGCATTGCTGCTGAAACCGCACGGTGCGCCGAAGGATATGCCGTCGCGTCTGATTGACCGTCTGTTCGGCTGGATTTTCCGACCGTTCAACCGCTTCTTCAGCGCCAGCTCGCATCGTTATCAGAACGCAGTCTCGAAAGCCCTCGGGCGTCGTGGCGCTGTGTTTGTCGTCTACGTCCTGCTGCTGTGCGGTGCGGCGTTTATGTTCAAAGCGGTGCCGGGCGGCTTTATTCCGACGCAGGATAAGCTGTACCTGATTGCCGGTGTGAAAATGCCGGAAGGTGCTTCGCTGTCGCGCACTGATGCGGTGATCCGCAAAATCAGTGCGCTCGGTCTGAGCACCGACGGCGTGATAGACGCGGTGGCCTTCCCCGGCCTGAATGCGTTGCAGTTTACCAATACCCCAAATACCGGCACGGTGTTCTTCGCGCTGAAACCGCTGGGTGAACGTACCCGCACGGCGGCTGAAATCAACGCTGAAATCAACGCCAAGATCTCGCAGATTCAGGAAGGCTTTGCCTTCTCGATTATGCCGCCGCCGATTCTGGGCTTAGGTCAGGGGTCCGGGTATTCGCTGTATATTCAGGATCGTGCAGGGTTGGGCTACGGTGCGTTACAGACTGCGATTAACACCATGTCCGGTTCGATTATGCAGACGCCGGGGATGGGCTTCCCTATCTCCTCTTATCAGGCTAACGTGCCGCAGCTGGATGCGCACATCGACCGTGATAAGGCCAAGGCGCAGGGCGTGTCGCTGGATGATTTGTTCAGCACGTTACAGGTGTATCTCGGCTCGTCTTATATCAATGACTTCAACCGGTTCGGACGCACCTGGAAGGTAATGGCGCAGGCCGACGGCCAGTTCCGCGACAGCGTGGAGGATATCGCCAATCTGCGTACCCGTAATGACAAAGGTGAAATGGTGCCGATCGGCAGTATGCTGAATATCACCACTACCTACGGACCGGATCCGGTGATCCGCTATAACGGCTACCCGGCGGCGGATTTGATTGGTGACGCTGACCCGCGCGTGCTGTCTTCGACGCAGGCCATGACCGAGCTGACGGCGATGTCGAAAAACCTGCTGCCAAACGGCATGAATATCGAATGGACGGATCTGAGCTATCAGCAATCGACACAAGGTAACGCGGCGCTGATCGTGTTCCCGATGTCGGTCTTACTGGCGTTTCTGGTGTTGGCGGCGCTGTATGAGAGCTGGACGCTGCCGCTGGCGGTTATCCTGATTGTACCGATGACGATGCTTTCCGCGCTGTTTGGCGTATGGCTAACCGGCGGTGACAACAATGTCTTCGTGCAGGTCGGGCTGGTGGTGCTGATGGGGCTGGCTTGTAAGAACGCCATCCTGATTGTCGAGTTCGCCCGTGAACTGGAGATGCAGGGGAAAGGAATTGTGGAGTCGGCGCTTGAGGCTTGTCGCCTGCGTCTGCGCCCTATCGTGATGACGTCGATTGCGTTTATCGCCGGTACAATTCCGTTGATCCTCGGTCACGGCGCTGGCGCTGAAGTGCGCGGCGTGACAGGAATCACCGTGTTTTCCGGGATGCTGGGCGTGACGTTGTTCGGGTTGTTCCTGACGCCGGTGTTTTATGTCGCCTTGCGCAAGCTGGTGACGCGTAAACAACCTGCGCTGGAAAACCAGACCGTCTGAGTGGTGAATGACAGAAAGTAAAAAGCCGGGATATTATCCCGGCTTTTTTACATCTGAACATTGTAGAAATCTCAGGTGTGGAATCTTGAGGGCAGAAATTCTATTTAGAGCAGAGAGAATTGTCTGCGTATTCCGCAGCCAGATCTTTAGTACATTTGTACTTGCCGCCGCGTTCGAACTCGGCCAGCGCATCGGCCACGGTATGACGGCCCAGTACCTGCAATGACGCCTCTTCGGCCTCATTCACAATATTTTTGAAATAAGTACAGGCATTGGCGCTAACGACGCAGCGGGCTGGGACATCAGGACGCGCGGCCCACAGGCGTTTGTCTTCAATCACGGCGCAGTAAATATCGCGCAGCGTGATGTCTTCCGCAGGGCGGCCAAGATGAATTGAGCCGGTACGGCCAAGCGTGGAAACGATGATGCCATGCTGAGTCAGCGGCACCATCAGTTTGCGGATGAAGCTGGAGTTGGCTTCCAGACCCGTAGCTAAGATCGCACTGGTGCAGCGCTGTGCAGCCTTTTGGGACTGAGCGATACAAAACACCATCTGCATGGCTGTCGGAAAGCGATAATCTAACATGTCATTGTCCTGAGAAACCAAGTCTTAGGTTAAGCACCGTATCACAGAGGAATAACCCTGTACGTGAGCTGGTCAATAATATAACAAAGACTGTTGCATTATTGAAGGCGGTCACAGGCCTAACGCACATAAAGTCACGATTTGGGCACAAAAAAACCCATCCGAAGATGGGTTTTCATTGCGCTAATACTCAGACTTTTGGTCAGAAGAATCAGAACTGATATACCAGACCTACTGCTACGATATCATCGGTAGAGATACCGTTGTTTTCGTAGAAATTATCGTCGCTATCCAGCAGGTTGATTTTGTAATCAACGTAGGTGGACATATTTTTGTTGAAGTAATAGCTGGTACCAACAGAAACGTATTTAACCAGATCTTTGTCGTTATTATCCGAAGAGTTGCTACCATCAGCGGTCAGGTCTTTGCCTTTAGATTGCAGGTAAGACACTTCCGGACGCAGACCAAAATCGAATTGATATTGTGCAGTCACTTCGAAGTTCTGAGTTTTATTTGCAACGCCGTTATCACCGTAAAGTGTCATATTGCGCGTTTCAGAATACATGGTCGCCAGATAAACGCCTTCTGAATCGAATTTAGCGCCTACAGTCCAGACGTCAGCTTTATCGCCACCTGCAAAGTTTTCGCCCGCTGCGTTTGTCTGATCGTTTGTACGGTCAGAAGATGCATAAGCTGCACCTGCGCTGATACCCATGCCGAAATCCTAGGTAAGTGAATATAAAATAAATTATTGTTTTAAATAATAAATATGGCCGAATTATCAAGTTTTTTGGTTTGCAAATCTCTCTTCCTATCCCTATATATTTCAACGCATTAAAATTAGTTTTGCAGAAGGGTTTTATTTTACGAAAACAAACAATACTGTATGCATAACCAGTTAACTTGTTTGGGCGATTTTATGTTTATTGAGCTGATTTACGACAAAAGAAATATGGCCGGCGTGCAGAACGCCAACGCGCTGATCCTGGCTGAACTGACCAAGCGGGTTCATGGCACCTTCCCTGAAGCAGAAGTGAAGGTTAAACCGATGGCGACGCTCAGCAGCATCAACACAGACGCCAGCAAGGCACAGAAGGCAGTTCTGGTGGGGATCATTGAGGAGATGTTTGATGATGCCGGTAACTGGCTCGGTGTGGAGTAAGGGGGATTTATGCAAGTTGAATTGCTGATCGATAAAACTAAGCAGCTGCCCGCTGGCGCGGTCGAGGACTTCAAAGCTGAGTTTGAGAAAAGGCTTGAAAGGAATTACCCAAGCGCAACGTTCAGCGTTCGCCGAGCTGGCAGCGATGGGATGTCGGTGATGGGCGGAACGCCCCGTGATAAAGAAGTGATCGATGTGATGTTGCAGGACACGTGGGAAAGTGCTGATGATTGGTTTCAGCCTTGAAGTCGTGCTTGAAACCACTGAGTAAAACCCCAGCATTTGTGATGTAAAGAATCGGATCTATCAAATAGTGATGATTTTTGGAGCAAAATAACATGACCACTCCATGCCTTTACAGCATTGTGAGATATGCACCTTATGCGGAGACTGAGGAGTTCGCAAATATCGGTGTAGTCATGTGCTCGCCTAAAAAAAGAACATTTCACTTTATGTTGACCCAAAGCAACGATGCCAGGATTAGCGCTTTCTTCAGAGATGACACTATTTTCCCTCTAGCAAAAGATGCAGTTGCCAGAGAACTTCGTTTTGCTCAGGAGCAAAGCTACCATTTCCAGACCGACGAACAGCTAGCAAATTTTTTCAACTATTTGACCACAAGAAAGGAGTCAATTTTTCATTTCAGCTCTACGCGAGTTGTAATGGCGAACGATCCTGAGAAAGAGTTACTGAGGATTTATAATCAGTTTGTGAATCACTCTGACTTCAGCAAGGAACGTAGAGAAGAAATTTTGGCTAAGGAGCTTCGTCGTAGGCTTAACACTTATGCCGAGCTAAAGGACTCTTTCAGGAAGGAAACTTTCGGGGGAGAGCTTACTCGTTTTACGATGCCATTTGTTGCGAAATCAGCAGACGAGGTTCTCTGCGCTATCAAACCGCTGGCTTTTGTTCAGAGCCAGCCAGGTAAAATGATGGAGCACTGCGATTCTTGGGTTTCACGTGTGACCAGAGCTGCAGCGGAGAATATTCTCTCTCTGAAAAATGTGCTTTTCACTCTCGACGGACATACATCTCCTAAATCAATCGAGTCTAAGGCGATGGACGAAATTAGAAAAACCTTTGATAGACACCACATTGCTCACTTTAAGCATGATGATGAAAAATCGATCATTGAATTTGCTAAAGCCTCTCTTTAATTTTGCATAACCTGGACACCGAGCCGGGTTTTTTGTGCCTCCGACCATGGCATTACACCTGAATTTCCTACAATTTACCTCTCAATGCCGTGCCATTAACACGAATCATGCGCAAGACTCACTATTTTGTACCCATCCATAATAAAACCATATAGTTACTGTGAGAAGGTTTAAGGTGAGTAGTCTGTACAAATTTGCAGATACAGGGATGTTCCCTTGAAAGACACTTAAGTTAATTGCCTGCTCCCCGCGGGCTTTTTTTTGCCAGAAAGATAGCAATTTAAAGCAACAGGACTATTCTAATGTCAGCTGACGCAAGATCAGCAAGCCTGCCAAGGCAAATCATTCATACCCTTACATAAGCCCGCCTAGACAACGGGCTCTTTTTTTGCCAAAAATCCAAACCTTACAGCGTTCCATAACGCATAACTCAAACTTAATGTCGCTTTAGGTATCTATCTGACCTCAGTGGCCTACTCTAATACTAGCGGTAAGGTACTTAGCGCAATGTTCTGATGTTTTGCAAATGCAGGCCGGCCAGCGAGCCGGTTTTTTTGTGCCTGTAATCTGGAAAAATCACCACCCTGCGCTATTCTGATATCAGCTGACAAAAGATCAGAACTGATGCAAAAAGTACTATCTCCTACTGAGTCGTAGCCCGCCTATAGTGCGGGCTTTTTTTACTCCTAATCTGGCATTTTTTCACGAACCGTCTATTTTTCGATACGAATGAGCTGACTCTCATTCTTTGTTGTACTTGCACACCCTGGGTGTGTTACTAAATACAAAATCAGAATGCCGCCGATAAGCTCTAGGAGCACATACTCCATAGAATCCACAATCAAGGCGTGCAAACCGCTCGTGTTCGATCTTTGCAGATATAAAATTCATAAGTGCTTATAGCTTCATTTAAGTCACTTTAGTCCCCCTATAGTGACTTACCAGCCGAGCCTTGAACTGTTTTTCGCCCGCTTTTGCGGGCTTTTTTATACCTGCAATCTGGAAAAATCACCACCCTGCGCTATCCTCAAACTAGCTGACATAAGATCAGCAAGCCTGCCAAGGCCATGAATACCTACCTACTGATAGCCCGACGTTAACTCGGGCTTTTTTTTCGATTCAAATCTAGCAATCAGCGCACCGCAGACTACCCTTAACTCAGCTGACAAAAGATCAGCAGGCTCATCAAGGCCATGTTCCATTCGTACCCTTACAAAAGCCCGCCTAGACAACGGGCTCTTTTTTTACCTGCTTTATGGTGAATATCTAAGCATTAGCTAATCTTTAGAGTGGGTGGAGTAACCGCCATCCAGAAGCGTAATATTGATACCTTTGATATTTTCCCGCCGTCCGAGCGGGCTTTTTTTAAACGTGAAAGGACACTGAAATTTCTTTAATTTCAAAACCCAATTCATTAAGCCAAATTTTCATTAGCTACTAATATGCTTTCGGGAGCATCGCTCTCGTTCCAAAACTAAATTTAGTGGCGATTCACTGGCCTTCGTTCGCGGGGGCTTTTTTTTTACGCCCTAACATTACCCCATTGAGCGAATACAGCCACTTATGGCTAGTTATCCTATAGATTGGATAATTATTACCACGCTATGATTATCCCGTTCTACCCGAACAGATTACTAATGTAGAAACTGATGTTTATTGCCCGCCTTTAGCGGGCTTTTTTTATGCATCAGAAAGCTTATTGATAATAGACTGGTAACACTCAGCCTCTCGATCATTAGTGCAATGCATACGCTTATACAGCGGGCATTTCCATACGAACGTCGATCCATGAATTTGCAGGTACATCTTTTGGCAGGCCTTGAATCAGGTCAATATCGCCGGTTTCTTCATTCAGTTTGTAGCGCTTTTTGAAAAGCTTGATAGTCAGTGTGCCGTCCTCTGCCTCTTCCCCTTCGACAATGCCAAGCTCTCCGTTACCGGCTGGATCCGCAGGTGCTTTTAAATGCCAACTATCTTTAGCAAAGCCCAGGCTGCCAGTTACCATATAAATACCGACATCAACCCGCTCGATTCTAATCCCCCTTGCTTCATGGTTGGCGACACCGTCACCGCACCACTCAAACGTATCTTCATCGATGTCAGGCCGTGTGCAGTTATCTTTTGATAATACGATTCGAGCAACTGGCGAGGCCGCTGAAAGAACTCCATTAGAAGCTTTTGTGGTATTTGTTGTTGTATAGACTTCACAGAGTTGTCCATCATATTGCGCCGTACTTGATTTTAAACGCAGATACATGCGGGGGGCAGAAGTCAAAATAGTCGGGATAAGTATCTGATATTGGTTAGATCCATCAAACGGTACGGTGATAAGTGAAGCATTATTGTCGATCCCCCCGAGCACAGCCTTTGTTAGCCAAAATCCCCCCTGGAGCATTGCGCTAATTGCGCCAGTTGTCAGACCGCCGACGGCACCGAGGCCAAAGGAGCCAACACTCAACAATCGGCCTGCGGTCACGTCTACCAGATTTGCCTGTTTGGTTAACCCCAGATTAGCCAAAGCACCTGCAACAGTATTAGCACCGGTCCCACCATTGCCGATGGGGATAACGTTCTTACCTGTGAAAATTGGCCACCAGTCCGACCAATTTGGTGCTGCTGGAGTGAAAGCACCTGTGAGTCCGCGAACATAAGCTTCACCTTGAAACGTGATATACATCTGCTGGCAACCATAGGCTGACTTGGTCACATACAGAGTTCCGGCCTTTGCGAGAGGGTATCCGTTGGCGACCACTGCATTGGCGTTTGCTGTCTGGTAGTAAATATTGAAATCAGTCACATTCCCCAGACTGTTTGGCGTCACTGTGGCATTCAGAAGGCCACCGTCGGTATAAGCTTTCGCCATGTCAGAAGTCAGTTTTGCAAAACTACTGATGTTTACGACCGTTCCATCAGGAGCCGTCACACTGACAGCGCCAGTTCCCGTCATGATAGTTTGCCAACCATCCATCTGTGATTGGTAGTAACCCAGCTGCGCGGCCAGGCGTTTGGAAAAGTCAGGTATCGAATCCGTGTAAAAGCTCATCACCGCGTAAGCCGCGCCAGCGGCCACGGTTCCGGCAGAGGTCGTGAGTGTAAGGTGAGTAGCATCCTCCACGCTGGCAATCTCATATATTTTAACGGTACCCGATGCCGGAAGCAGAAAGGCCTGCCCCGGTCCGACGCCGAACTTAGCATCTAAAAAGTTAGTGCCGGTGCCGGTGACCTTTGTTGCCGATACGGCGACTGTGCCTGTTTTATACCAAGCCATGTTTACGTTACTCCAGATAATAAAAAACCCGCCGAAGCGGGTCTGTTTAGGTTGGGTAATTTATTTTTCACACGTCGTCGATGTGAAGTTTGATCTGCTAACCCAGCGCCAGCCAAAAGGGTCTCCGGCTTTATACTGGGTTTGGCTGGCTACCTTACGGACGCCATAAATCTGCACGGACGTTTCCTGTCCACCGATGAGCGCGGTACCGCTACAGACGGGCTGCTGCTTCTCAAGCACGCCGGAACACCCCGTAAGCACTCCCGCCAATGCAATCACCAATAAAATCTTTATCATTTTCATGTCCCTTCGATACTGGATATCGGGACGATAACAACGATATTTGGAGAGGGATAATTGGTTAAATAGATCAATTTCAAGAAATTGATCGTTCAAAACGATCGTTGAATTCAATTTATTGATTAATAAGGAGATACGTCAATCACATATATCAGATCGTTAGAGTTCGCATACCCTACGTTCTCAAGCTGATCACCGCCTGGGCTGGTTGTCTGAGATGAAGAAACGCGAGTAGTTGTTCCATTAAAATATGCATACGTCTGGATCGGCGACTGAAAGGGTCTCGTTGCTCCACCAGAATGGATCACGCCGACCATGAGCCCGGTCATCTGCGGCATAACCGCGTAGTTACCGGTGAGAGTAGTATCAATGTTATAACCAAGGCCCGCGGGGTTACCCGGCGTCCCAACTGCAACGGGCGGATTCATGACCTTGGTTTCATTCGTCAGTATGCACTGCCCCTGCGCGTTATTGATAGCGATCCCCCACGCCGGTTTTGGCTGAGGGATAACGATACCGAATATATAGACGGTGACATTCCCAACACCTCCACCGGCCAATGTTCCTACCGTAAGCGTGTATGCTCCGCCGTTATTATCCAGCCGTCCATATACGCCGGTTACGTCAGATTTAAAAGCGACAACAAAGGGGCTCGAAACGGAGACGGCTAAGTTAATCACGCCGCCGCTTCCGCCAAAGTTGTACACATTCTTTGAAACCAGACTCATCGGCGTCGTATCTGGCGTAGAGAACGGTATCCCGAACTCATCGATCAGCATTGCCCCATAATTAGCCATGTCATTGCTTCACTAAGTAGACGATCAGCCAGCCTTCTGCCGCCGTGAACGTTCCGGTTGAATAATCAGAACCGGCATTTGTGAGGGATATGCCGGTCGTGGTGGTGGTGATTTTTCGCCGGGCAGATGAAAGCTCAGCCCCCATGACCGGCGACTGCATCGCAGCCACCTTATAACCAGAGGGTACGGCATAGGACCATGCCCCTGACACCTGGTCTTTTGAAAGATAGATAGAGCCCAATATCAGGATCCTAACCAAACCCGTGTTATTTGGGACTCCGGAAGCACTCCATGTTTGAATGCCAAAGTTCGCCAATCAGAATACCCCCGTCAGTTCGCCGATCTGCACGCGCAGCACTCCGTTACCATCTGCAACGCTGATCGTAGAGTTGCTGGTTTTCATCTTGCCGCCCAAGCCAGAGCCGAAGTTAACAAAGGTGCCGCCTTTATCCAGCCGCCAGCCGGAGACGTTGGCCACGTAGTTCGTTGACTGAATGAAGTTGCCGATCTTGGCATTGTTAATTGTGCCGTCCTGAATGAAACCTTCATCAATGAACGTCTGCCCGCTGCGAATGGCGAAGAACGCCTTCGGGACGCCGTTCACGTCCGACATCACCACAAAGTTATTCGCGAGGAACGCCACCGTCGACTGCATGCCGGCAGGCGTATTTTCCAGCCCGATCCCCATACCTGCAGCGTAATACTGGCCGTTGCTGTTTATCCCTAACTTAATGCCCCACTGCGCCGACGCCTTACCATTCAGGTCGACCACTGCGGACGCCGTGGTTTGCACCGTCGCTGATAGCTCAGAATTAGCATCGTTCAGATCCTGAATTGATGCGGACACTGTTTGTTGATACTCAGCGAACGCCTGCTGACCGTCAGCAACTGTCTTTTGCGTTTCAGTAATACGCGCATTGAACTCAACAACCTGCTGTTTAACCTGGCCTGTTGCCTTTCGCTGCTCCTTCGAGTCACGGTCATTCGCCAGCGACGTTTCAATGCTGGCGATATAGCTGGACTCATTATTGGTGATAACTGTTGTCAGTGATTGGTCGGCATCTGTCTGGGCCGTCTGAATAGATGAAATGGACGCGGTATTAGAATCAGTCGCGGCCTTAACACTATCAATCCTTGATCCCAGGGCATTATCAGCGGTCGTCCGCGCTGTCACTTCTGACGTAATGGCAGTGGTGTTGCCGTCTGTCGTGGTTTTAACAGCGTCGATACGGGTACCCAGGGCGCTGTCAGCAGAAGTTCGCGCTGTGGTCTCCGACGTAATGGCCGTCGTGTTGCTGTCAGTGCTCGCTTTTACTGAGTCAATACGCGTGCTAAGGGCGCCATCCGCATCGGCTCTGGATTTCGCTTCGGCGGTTATCGCCGCGGCGTTACTTCCAGCTGACGCGGTCACGGTATCGATTCGGGTGCTCAGTACACTGTCAGCACTCGTTCTGGCGGTTGTTTCACTGGCAATCGCAGCGGTGTTGCCGTCGGTCGTTGCCTTCACTGAGTTAATGCGGGTGCCGAGTGCAGAGTCGGCATCCGCCCTGGCCTTCTGCTCAGTGGTGATGGCCGTGGTGTTGCCGCCAACGGTGGTCGTCAGGTTCGTGATACGGGTGCCGAGTGCGGTATCTGCCGTAGTTCGGGCCGTTGTTTCCGTGGTGATTGCGGTTTTGTTGTTGTTCGCCGTTGCAGTGACTGTATCTACGCGGGTGCTCAATGCTGAGTCAGCGCTTGCCCGCGCGGTGGCTTCACTGGCAATCGCTGCGGTATTGCCGTCGGCTTTCGCCACAACCGCATCAATTCGCGTCGCCATCGAGGAATCAACGTCCTGCAATGTCTCGATTTGCGATATGACATCAGCAATGGATGAAGCGTCGCCGCCGGTGATATCGGTGATCTTCTTCTGCAGGTCTGTATTCACCTGGTCAATGTGAGTATTAGCGGCAGTAACCTTGCCCTGCAGATCCGTGTTCACCTGATCGATGTGGGTATTAGCCGCATCAATTTTATCGTTGGCAGACGTGACAGCGTCATCCAGCTCTTTGACGCTATCCTCTACAGAATCAACCCGAGAAACTAACTGCTTGCCCACGTCAGAATTCAGCACTTCTTCGGCGATGTCGCCCAGTATCTCGGACACGTCGACCGATGACGTCCCCATGACGAATTTAGTCCACTCCCCTACGTTACCAATCCTGTCGACCAACCGGGCGCGGTACCAGCGGCGAACGCCTGCCGCCATCGGTCCGTGCTGATACGACGAACCCGGATAGGGAACAGTCACCAGCAATGTCGGGTTTTGATGGTCATCAGTGGTGGACTGCTGCAACTCGGTATAGGCGGTATCACCGCTGCCTGCAGGAAATGCCCAGGTCACGTTGATATTCCAGACGACGTTGTCGCTGGCGAGCAGATTTGTCGGCGTGCCGGGTTTACCCACTTTGCCGTTCAGCGTAGTCGAATCAGCGTATCCCCACGGAGAGGACACATCGACGGCGTTGATCGCCCGGACGCGCACGTCGTACACGCCCGCATAAATTCCCTGAACGGTAAAACCCTGCGCGCTGGTCTTACCTACGTTAACCCAGTCGCCGTTGTCTTTGCGCCACTGCGCGGTGTAATTGATCCCCCCTTCCACTTTGTCCCAGGACGCCTGCAGCGACGCGACGGTAAGCCCCTGCGCGATATGGTCAACTTCTGTGACAACGATATTTGCCGGTGCCTTCATCACGTTAGTTGGCGTCACAGTGATCGGTGCTGAATCGACTTTCACCCCGTCATCGATGTAACGGTATTTATTCGGGTCGTGCTGCACGCCCGCAACCGTGAACGTGCCATCGTCATTTGATGAGATTGACGTGATACGAAAGTATTGAATCGCTAAGTTATCGCTGTCGATGGCCCACACCGCGCCGCTCACCGGCGTCATGCGGTAGGCAGCGGCAACGGTGAACGTTTTCTTATCAGCGCTGACGCCGCTGATCGTCCGCGTCTGCGCTGTTCCATCGGGCAAATTCACTACCAGACGGTCGCCGATGCCGTAATCCACTACCCGGTCAACGGTAATGTTGTTGCCGTTAACCGCACTGATGCGTCCGCCGTTGGCTTTCCCGGCTCTGAACGGGTCAGCGATGCCAATAATTTCTGACGGCATGGGAATGTAACCGTCCAGCCCAACGCCAAAGGACACGGTGCCGTCTTTCGAATTGGACAGGATCACCCAGCGCCCGCGGCGGTGCGCCTCGCTCTGAGATATGCAGCCAATGGCCGTCAGCTGTGTCTCATTCCAGTTATATCGGGCGACAAGCTCAGGCTCATAAACGCTCTCGATCGTGTCAGAATAATGATTAATCGGATCTGACCAACTGACCTGACAGGAAGAAAAGCGGTTTTTATAGGAGCCCCCGGCGTAGGTAAACATGCCGTCGACCACGTTTGAGCTGTGGTAGGTAAAATCCACATCGTCCTGCGGAACGTCGGCGCGCACGAAAATCTGGTCGTTTCCCCAGAAGGTGATGCCGCGGAAGATGGCGGCCAGATCCCGCAACACGGTGTAGGCGTCTTGCTGGTTCTGGATGAACACGTTGCAGGTAAAACGTGGTTCTGTGCCTCCTGCTCCGTCGGACACTGCAGCGTCACAGTATTGGGCGATGCTGTACAGCTCCCATTTGTCGATCATGGTTGCGTCAACGCGGTTACCCATGCCGTATATTTCATCGAGCACCAGGTCGTAAAAAATCCACGCGGGGTTATTGCTGTAGGCAATTTTGAAATCACCCGCCCACGTGCCGCTGTAGATTCTGGTCACCGGATCATAGGTGGTCGGTACGCGGATCAGTTTACCCTTTGGCTTGCAGCTGGTTTTCGGCACGCTGCCGTTAAACTGGCTGGAGTCGAGCTCGACATAAAGCAGCGCTGTATTCGGATAGCGCAACTTACTGTCGATGACCTCAGCAAAGGAAAACACCTTGAAGGCATTTATTAGCTTGGTTGAGGTTGAATCTGGGGTGATGCGGCGCACGCGGATTGTCCAGCCTGACGCCGAGTCAGGTAGATCGATGCGATGGTCACGCTGATATTCTGACGTTGTTTTTCCGTCAAACTTACCGTTGACGACCGTTTTATACGCCGCACCGTCGATAGATAGGTCTATGGCATATTCCGTGACGGTGCCGACCATGTCGCCGTTGTCTTTGTACTGGTACTGAATCGGCAGGCTCAGCTTGATCCGGATAGCATCGAGCGTCAGGTTTGAGAATTGCCGGGTCCACGGCGTGGAGGCTTTTACCTCGATGCCCACCGAGGATTCGTTATCAATTTCAGGCATGCCCTGCAGGTAGGTCTGATCCTGCGTGCCTTTACGGTAGTCCCACTTCACGCCGGTGAAATTATAGGTGCCGTCATCGTTCGCCAGCGGGGTATTGTTAAGGAAGATTTGCTGCGCGACCAGGTCACCCTGAATCTCACCCTCGGAGAGCGCAAGAACCATCTTAAGTTTCGCTTCGGACAACAGATCATCGGCCTGCTCGACCGGTGTATGGGCACTCCCGCCGCCGCCTTTAGCGCCCCGAATAATAGTTTCGCCTTGAAGTAATTGCATATGACGCCCATAAAAAAGGCCGCACTGCGGCGGCTATTGATGGATAACTGATCGAATATCAGGATGTTACCGATTTACAGATAGATATATGGTGAGTATTCAGCCCGGTCATGTTTGGAGCATGATCGTCATTCACTGGAGGGATGGCTGATTAACTCTGGGTAAGGAAATAAGATGGGCAACTATAATTTCGAAGCGGCCAACACTGATACCCCTGTTAACCCGGAGGAAACCGCACATGCTGTATTGGCCGTGTTAGCAGTATTAGGGGCTGCAATTGCAGATGGAGACCCAGCAAAGAAGGAAGATCTGCTAAAAAAATTAGATCACGCCTATTTATTTAACACAGATGCAACATGCAGCACTGAAATTGCAAGAATGGCGAAATTTATCAAAGTGGCCCTAGGGTGACCCTAATAGATCCATCATCAGCATACTGAGTAATAACGCCATTTCTCACTTCTAATTTACAAGCGGTCTTTTCTGAAGGCTGCTTTTTTTTATAAAAATCTGCTTTTTTCATCAACTTTGTGCGTTTTTTATTCTTCATCACTCACTCCTGCCTTTCGGCGTTAATTAAATTACTGCTGATCGCTGGAGAAAATCCCCGCGCTGATGATTGCGCCGCCGATTTCACGCTGGCCGTAAAGCAGCGGCACGGGGTATCCCATTGCCACCGTGTTGACCGGTGCGCCGAAGGCGTAGTTGGCTTTATTGTCGGAGTCAGACGATGCCCCGACGTTAAAACTGGGCTGTGGCGTGAGCATCTGCACCACGCCGCCGATGGTCATACTAAGACCAATACCCACCAACGCGGTTGTTGTGCCGGCTACTGCTGCCGCACTGTATCCGGCTGCGGACGCCCATGCAGCGAAGGAAGCGCCAGCCGTAAAGAAGGCGGCCACCAGGGCAACGGCGCCGATCACGATCTGGAGTGTCCCCGCCCGCTTCGCCCCTTCAATCACCGGCACCATGGTGTACTCGGTCGCCGCCGCCGACATGTCGAACTCCTCAAGCGAGATGTTGTTCTTGCCGCTGTAAAAAGCGAACTTCACCCCATTGAGATGGGCGTTTGAAACGTACTTTTTGAACCCCTTCACCTGCGAGCACATCGCGCGCAAAAACTCGTTGATGTCCGCCACGTGAAACCGGTGAACCCTGCCGAATTTCTTTCCGATTGCGCCTTTGAGCGTCATGGTTTTAAGCATCAGCTAACTCCTTGCGACGGACGACGCGAACCGTCCGATCTCGGTAATATTTGCCGTATGGAACGCGGGCAGATAGGTTGCCAAACATGTGGTGAACCATGATGTTATCACCGAGATAAATCGCCGCGTGATTGGTCACCGGCGCCTGAACGCGCATCATGATCATGTCACCCGGCTGCATGCTGCTGGCATCAATCTCAACGAACCCTTCAGCCTGCCAGTTATCGTCATAGAGATTTTCTTTCCCGTCGACCCACCACTCACGGTCAACCGAGTAATTATTTACGGCAATGCCGTGCTCCATCCGGTAGTAGTCCATGATGAGTGACCAGCAGTCAGCATGGCCCAACACCCAGCGGCGGCCAGCAAGCTCGCGATCGCCGCGCGGTGACAGCGTACAAAAATCACCGTCCGGCCACGACATGATCCCCCACTCCACGCCGGTGTGGTCACACTGGACGCGGTCCATTTCTGACGGCACCAGTTGCACCACATCGGGGTGTGAGTGGATCACCATAATCACCTCCCCGACCTCGGTCGCCGCCAGATAATCATCCGGCGACAGAGTGAAAGTTTCAGCCGCGTTTTCGGCAATGTTGCGACAGGGAATAAAACGCTGGCCGGTACCGGTTTCGACGATCAGCCCGCAGGCTTCGTTCGGATATTCAGCGGCCACGTGTGCGCGGATTTCGCTGATGAGTTTTTCACGCATAGTTATTTCCCCTGTAGATTGGCCGCCGGGAAGCCGCCAAAGGGTAGCGGGTTTTCTGTACCTAACCGCAACTTGCAATCTGATATCCGGCCGCCGCACACATCCAGCGCGGGATTGCTCGTCGGCGTACCGTCTTTCAGAAAGTAATTGGTGCCGTTGTAATCGCAGCCGGTCCCCGTTCGATACCATCCACGCATGCACCAGGTGCACACCGGGGTTATCTGGCGGGTCGGCAGTTGCAGGCTTTGAACGTCGAACGGCGAACACAGCTCGAAGTCGACCTGAATACGCGTCTCGGCTTTTTTGGCGTTGATGTAGTAGAGCTGCACGCGTTCATCAATCGGGCTGGCCGTCGGGTTTCCCGCCGTCCAGTTCGCGGCATCAAGATATTTGGCCAGCGTGGTGTGCACTTTAACTTTTGCTTTCACCATGTCGTCGTACTGCAGGCACAGCGCCGTGACGTAGTTGCCGACGTTACCCACCGAAAGCGTTGGCGTTGGCTGCGACCCCGTGCTGGATAGCTCCAGACCGGTTAACTCATAGGGGTGCGGATCGTATTCATTACCCTGCCAAATGATTGACGGCAAATTGTCGGCGGCGAAAGACTTCCAGCCCGCGGAGTCTATGTTGTGCGCATGAAAGCGCAGCACGGTGTCGAAGCCAAACGCCGTCCCGTCGATTTCTATCAACTGGATCAGCTGCCCCGGTTCAAGCGCCTGCACGTCCTGAGTAAAGCTCATGATATCTCCAAATAAAAAAGGCCACCCAAAGGCAGCCTCAGATAGTTGTGGTGGTTTTAAGGCGCAAACGCCTGCTCGAAAGTAAAACTCAGCGTCGCCTTGTCTCCTGCGGGAAAGCTGACCGACACCGAATCAGACTTTACCCGCCAGAGGAGCCGTTCTCCCCAAGGAGTCGTCCACCAGAAGGATGAAATCACGTGACTCAGAAGAAATTGACGGATCGACGACGCCTCCGATTTTTTACCCGTCCAGCTCAGGTTCCACGTTTCAGCTTTGGCATTGATGCCGCTGGCGGCAACCTGCTTGTAGCCGTCGCCGAACTGCGCTTGTAGCGTTCTGACCGTGTCGGTACCCTGGGCGCTTTTCTGCGTTCGCCAGGTAAAGGTGTCTGTAGGCATCACTTCTCCCAAAATTAAAGAATGCGTCATGCGGAGTTATTTTTTATACAGCAGGCCGCCGGGAGCCATTTCCTTCCTGAGCCTGTCCGATATTGTCTGCTGAACAATGCCCTGCAGCTGTTTGGCGGTGTTTGCCGTATCGCTGCTGCTGACGTCATTCGATGAAGACTGCTCGCCGATGGTCACCGGGGCGTAAACGCTGATGTCGGTCGCACCGAACCTGCCCGCCGCCCCGCCGGATCCCACGTACCCACCCGTGGCATAGCCCTTCATCAGGCGATAAAGATTAGCCACGCCCAAACGGCTGGTCGCCTCCTTGGTGAAAACGAACTCCCCGCCGTGAACGATGCCTTTGGGCTCATACTTACCTCCGTGTCCGGTGTAGCCGCCCACGTCAAACTCGCGGATATAGCCGCCGTTATAAGCCAGCTGCAAATTACTGTAGGCCCCTGATGAGAAGGATGTGTTTGAGGATGAAGATGACGCGCTGCTGCTGATCCACCCCAGCGCGGTCTGGACTGTATAGGCCACGATTAACCGGCTGATGACCTGACCGATCATTTTTAAAATAGAGACACTAAACTCTTTAAAGCTGGCTTTACCGGTGGTCGTCAGGCTTGTCAGGCTGTCAGCAAGGCCGTTGAATCCCGCCTGCGCCACCTGTTGCACCGAAGTGAATACATCGGTTGCAGATTCGGCGTATTCGGCCCAGCCCTGTTTCGCGCCCGCCACCCAGTTCGACCGAAGCGCGTCCTCTGCCGCATACGTTGCCTGCTGCTCCTGCAATACCCGTTTCTGAGCGTCCGGATTAAAGGCATAGGTTTCCTGCAGACGCTGCAGCGTCGCGGCTCTTTCCGCCTGTTTTGATGAAACGCCATCCGCCTGAGCATCCAGCGCAGCGCGCTTTGCAGACTGCTGCAGGGCAAACTTATCGGCCTGATCGGAGAGCGCATTCAGACGCTGCTGGGCCGCGACTTTGTCGCCTATCGCCGCCAGCTGCCGTTTGTATTCCAGCGTTTCTTCTTTATGCGCCAGCAGGGACTTTTCCTGCGCGGACAGCTGGCGGGTGCTGGCCGCCTGCTCCAACACCGTATACTGATTCTCCGTCTGCCACAGATCTTTGCGCTGCTGGCTGATAACGTCGTTCACGCTGGTGTGCTCCTGCAGGACTTTGAGCTGGGCCTGCAGGGTCATCAGCTCACCCTGCGCATTATCCGTCGCCTTGTCCCCCGCTGAGGTGGTGATCGCCTTCGCTTTGGGCGTTTTCGGATCTTTATATTTCTCTTCAATACCCTTCTTAATCTGGGCAATTTCATCGTCGCTCAGCGCCTGATTAAGCCGGCGGCGTTCGGCGATGTACTGATTAAGACGCTGGTACTCCTGCGTTCTTTGCTCTTCCTTGCTCTGACCCGCGTCTGAAATCGACTGGAAGTGCTGCTGATTCTGAAGCGAGCTGCGCTCAAGGTTTGACTGCTTCTGTTTTTCGTCGGTTTTTCGCTGCTCGGCGTGAAGCTGCTCGGTCAGGGAGGAGACCATCTGGCGTGCCTGATCGCGCGCCGTTTCCAGCCCAAACCGCTGCTGCCCCTGCGCGGCGGTGTTTCTCAGCCCTTTATCCAGCTCATACAGCCTGTCCGTGGCGTCCGCGAGCTGTTTCTGAAGCGAGTCCGCCCGGCCAATATCCAGCAGGCGGTTCCACATGGATTTGAAAGAGTCGCCGACGTAGTCCGCCGCGGTCTCCAGCGCGCCCATGTTCTCTTTAATGTTCCCGGCCATGTCCTTGAAGCCGGCGGCGGCGGCGGTGTTCGCGTAGTTAAGCGCCTCCGTATATTTGCCTGAGTCCTGCAGGCTTTTCACGTAGTCCAGCTGCTGGGCGGTAACGTGACCATATTGCTCGGCCATCGCCCGCAGCCCGCTTTGCGGATCTGAGGTAATGCGGCCAAACGCCGCCGCCAGATCCTCAACTTTGGTGCCGGTGGCGTCGGACAGGGTAGAAATGGAGGTGGCCACGCCCAGGAAGTTTTCCCCGAGATTGGCCCCCGCTTTGACTAACGCATTGAGCGCCGCGGTACCGGCGGTAAAGGAGTCGCCGCCCTGCGCAATCGCCTCGGCCATTACCAGCAGGTTGTTGGCAGTCTGCCCCGAGCGGTCACCGGTCATCACCAGCGATTTGTTAAATTCGCTGAGCACCCCCTGACCCTTTACAAACGAATAGGCCACGGCCACCACGGCAACGGCCAGCGCCACAAAGCCCAGGGTAGCCGGCGTGAGCAGGCCACGCACCTTCCCCAGATTTTCGGCGTTCTCCGCCAGCGCATTGGCATTCTCAGATAACGAATCTTCAGACTTTTCAGCCGAATCACTGACGCCAAAGAGCGCGGCCTGGATCGCACGGAAGAGGTTCGATACGCCGCCGAAGGAGTCTTTAACCTGCCCGCCCTGCTGGAGCATGATAAGGAAGGGGCTTTGCCCACCGGCGAGCTGGGTCGCGATATCGGTAAACTGTGCGGGCAGGTTGCGCAGGGCGTTGTTGTACTGCCCCACGGATATCCCCACCCGTTTTGCCACCAGCTCCTGACGGGAGAAGGACTGCTGAACCTGTGCGGACGTCTCAACGGCGGCGGCGCTCAGCCCGGTAAACTGCTTACGCACGTAGCCGAGCTGTTCATTGAATTTCGCGGCGTCAACGTCAAGATTAACGACCAGATCACCCACTGGCTGGGCCATAGCGCACTCCTCCTGGCAGGCTTTCTGCGATCGCCATTAGTTGTTCATCATCAGGTTCGTGATTTTCTTCCACGACCTTGGGTTTAAGCAGGCTAAAATGGCCCGCGGTCAGTTCTGTTTCCCCGCACACCAGCGATAAAATATGGAGGCTAAGCGAGGCAAAGTGGGCATCAAGTAACGCCTCTTCGAAGTAATGGGTCTGATAGAACTGATGCCATTCCTCGAGCTCGCTGGAGGACATGTTTGAAAGCATGGTGCGCCAATTGGGTCGTCTTAACTCGCGCGCCAGCTGCATAACAAAGCCCTTTTCACGGGTTAGCGCTTTTCCGCCGTCTCCTCTTCAGCGACGGACTCTGAGGGCGCAACTTCCGTGGTGACCTCGCCCTGCTCCGGGTTCAGCATGCCGGAAAGGATTTTGACCTGCGTATCCGCTTTGCCGATGGCCTCGACCGGCCAGGTGCTCATGACCTGCTGCTGCAGATCGTGAATATCCGGCTTTGGCGACTCACTGTGCCAGAGCGACATGGCAATGATCATCGCGCCGGCGCGGATATTGAGCTCGACCAGCGCGGACGTCAGAGTCTGATCATCAGGCTCATCTTTCGGCAGGGCCTTTTCCTGCGCCGCCAGATAGTGCAGCAACTCAACGCGCTGCAGCGCCGAGAGCTCATACAGCGTGGTTTTCGCCCCGTTAAACTCAAACAGTTCAGACTTTAAAAACATGCTCGCTCCGTTAGGCCGCCGTGACGGTCAGGTTACAGATGGCCACTTTCTGACCCTCATTGGTCATGATGATGATTTGCGCCGTGCCCGCTTTGACGCCTTTGGCCGTCACGTTTTTGCCGGAGACGGTGATGGTGGCAACGGAAGGGTCAGATGACGCCGCGCTGAAAGAACCGTTGGTCGCGCCGTCAGGCAAGACCGTGACGCCGATGACGCTGTTCTGCCCGACCACGACGCTCGCGGCGGACGGGGTGACGGTGACGCCCGAGACCGGTACCGCGGCGGCCTGATTGCTCTCCGCCAGCGCCGGCTTGCCGGTGTTGGTGATTTTCACCGTGCGGGTGATCACCTCTTTTACCGGTACCGCTTTGCCCAGGCTGCTGATCCAGCCCCGGAAAACGTCCACGGCGGTGTTGGGGTAACGGATTTTGTACCCGCGCACCGCGCCGTCGTAGAACCAGTTAACCAGATCCTGCTGGCCGCTTTCGCCCGGCTTCCAGGCCAGCGTAAAGGAGGTGTCACCCGACGATTTAGCCCCCTGCGCGGTGCCGTTCCAGTCGGCGTCGGCGTCATCGAGATAGGTGTCATCGTAGGATTCCGCCGTCATTTCACCCGGCGTCAGCTCCTTGATTTTCGCCAGCCGCGTCCAGTCCTGATCCGATAACGGATTGGCATAGGGATCGCCGATGCCGGTGTAAATCCAAAGCGTGGTGCCCGCGCCTTTGGTCGGTTCGAGTTGTGTGGTCATAGATTCCTCACATTAAGTAAGTCAGGGTGTAACGCAGGTCAGCAGATCCCCACGTCGACATTTCATCATCACGCTGGTAGTCGTAGCCCTCCGGCGTGATGTTTTCGATAAGGTCTGAAAGTGCCGGGATGTCGCCTACCACCGGATAAATATGCTGTTCCATCCACCGGTCGAGCTCGGTGTCGGGGCTCACCGCCTTGAGAAAAACCTCGACGTGAAGCGTTGCCCGCCATTCGTCTTCATCGAGTGTTTCCCCGGTAGGTTCAGCGCCCGAAAGATAGACGGCGACGGCGGGCAGGTCTTCGGCGGTCAAAAAGCTCGGGCGACCGTCATACCAGGTCACGGAGGGGGCGGTCACCGAAAGCTTGAGCGCGTCCAGCACGGCGTTGCGGATTTTCGGGTGCTTTATCATCGTTTAACGATAAGCCTCAGTTGATTTTTCAGGGCCGCCGCCATCTCTTTGGGCATATCGCTTTGCATCAGGCGGTTTGTTTCCACCGTATAGGCGTTGGTCAGCGGCGTCGTCAGGGGGATTTTCACCACGTCAATCGGGTACCGGCTTTTCCCCGAGCGCTGGAGAACGTGCCAGCGTCCGTTGGCAAGCTGCTGAATAAAGGCGTCGCGGAACGTGAAGCGCCCGATTTTCAGCACGCTGCCCTGCCCGCGCACGTTGCCCTTACGACGGGAGATACGCATTTGCGCGGCCCCGAGCTTGATGGCGGGCAAGTTGCCCCGGTTGATTTTTAACGTGGCGACCGGTCGGTTCATCGTGGCCTTTTTCAGCTTTGCGCGCTGCATGACCAGCTTTCTCGGCACCTTCGTTTCCTTCGATACCGACGAACTGCTCCGGCTGATGGCCCGCCCCGCCACCCGGTTCACGGCCTGCGCCGAGGCGCGGGGAACGGCGGTCTTACTGATGTTGTTCAGATTACTGATCGCCTGTTCAAGCCCTTTGATGGTCATGTGCTCCCCTTTATTCCAGCCAGATTTGCGGCTTTCCGTTAAACACCTGATGGCGGGTGACGATGTAACTTTCGCCCTGATACATCACCTGATCGTTACGGTGAGGCCGGTAAGCGGCAGAAAAAATCACCACGGACAGGCCGTCACCGCTGACCGGCCCCATTTCGGGCAAAAAGTGGCTTTCAACGCCGGTAAGCGCGGCGCCGTTAATCACCACGTCTCGCCCAAAGCGCGCGACGGTGGTGGCATCCATCCGCGCCGCCAGCGCATCGAACGGGTTAGGCATTGATTTTGACTTCAACGACGGTCGAACCTGCACCGGCCTGTTCCCACGCGATCCCCGCCGCCACGGCATCCGCCGCCGCCAGCTGGATTTCCCCGTCCGCGATATACACTTTTGTCCCCGCCGGAATGGTGTCGGCGGAGACTTTCGGCAGCAGGAATACCCCTTCCGCCATGCCCGTACCGGTTTCATTCGGGGCAATATCCACCAGTGAGACAACGAGCAGGGAACCCAGCACCACGGGGGCGCCGCTCTCAATCACCGCCTGACCGGTATTGGTAATGGAAATGGTCTGCCCTTCCTGCACAAAATTCTTAGCCATAACAAAGCTCCATACGCCCCGCGAAGGGGCGAATTTTAGGTATAAAAAAAGCCCTGACGGGCGTGAAGGTAACGCGGGGAAATGTTACTGGCCGCTGGACTTGACCAGGCCGCGGTAATCCAGCGGCGCCACGCCGGCGTCGATGCGCACTTTCGTCGCGATGCCGTCGGTATTGAAGCCTTCCTGCTGGTCGATGTACGGCAACTCGACCCCGTTCAGGTAAGCCACCTCGATGGTGTCCATGCCCTGCGCCGCCGCCAGATACCAGGCTTTCGCGCTGTTATCATCGAGGCGTGGCTCACCGATAACCGTCGCAAAGTTCTGGATCGGGTTGATGATGCCGGCGTTCGCGTCAGCCCCTTTCACGCTGGCTGATTTGATCGTCTGGTTGGCGACCGTCTCAAGCGCGGTCGGCACCAGCAGGAAGGCCGGGCGAATGTTCAGGGTGCGCCCGGTGGTCGGCTCTTTCTGCACGCGCATCAGCTGGCGAGCCGCATCCAGAGTTGTGACGTCAATGGTGCCGGTTGCCAGGTTTTTGTGATCGCTGCTGAACAACGTCTTACCGTCAGACAATTTAGGGTTGCCGGTGAGCACCGCATACACCAGATCGCCGATGGTGGCCTTCGCCGCGCGCCCCATTTTCATCGGCACGTCGGTCAGCTGGTTCAGATCGTCATTGATGATGGCCTGACGGGTAATGGAGAAGATTTCACCGTAGGTGGCCAGCGCAATGGTTTCGCTATTATCTGCGGTGGTCACGTATTTGTACTCCGCCCCTTCGCGCACCTTACGCAACGACGGGAAGCCGCCCATGCCGACGCGGTGCGCCGTTTTAAAGTCGGAGAGCTGCCCTTTCTTCGTCCAGGCTTCGAAGGTCTCTTCCGACTCTTCCCAGCCCTGCAGCAGGGACTTATTCGCCACGTCCAGCAGGATATTGCCGAAATCAGAGGTGCTGTGGGTCAGGGAAAGGCCGACCATCTGCATCGGGTTGAACGCCCCCACGCTGACGCCGCGTTCGGTCAGCGACATGCGCGCATATTCGCGCAGCGTCATGCCGTTGTAGACGTTGTCGTTTTGGCGTTCTTCATAGCCCGCGCGCGCCATCAGCGCCTGACGAATGCCGTCGCCGGTAAAGTTACCGTTCCCTGCGTAGATGTGCGCATTGCCGCCGTTTTTATTCGACGGACTGGCGTCTTTGCCCAGCATGACCAGCAGCTTGTCCTTGGCCTGCTCGACCGTGCAGTCGATGTCTTCGATGCACGTCGCCTGCAATTCCTGATGGCGGCCGCCGAACATCGCGAACAGGTCTTTGATCCCCGTGACGCGCTGTTTCTGCGCCGCAATCACCTGATTACGAATGGTATTTTCATCAAGCGCGGCGGGGGCAGGAACAACCGGTGCAGCGGGCGGATTCTGCGGCGCCGGCGGGTTCTGGGTAGTCGCTTTCGGCTTAGTGATCATGTTTTTCAGTGCGTTTGGCATAGCGTCGAATTCCTCGATACGTTTTGAATTAATGCGGGCCATTGCCTGCACCGCGGTAGAGATTTGGTCGGCAAACCCGTGCTCAAGGCATTCCTGAGCGGTCATCCACGTTTCCTCACCCAGCATCAGGGAAAGTTCGTCGGAGGTTTTACCGGTTTTTTTGGCATAGGACGGGATCAGCACGGCCTCGACCTTATCCAGCAGGTCGGCGTAGTCGCGCATGTCGTTGGCGTCGCCGCCGGTGATCCCCCAGGGTTTATGAATCATCATCATGGCGTTTTCAGGCATGATGATGGGGTTGCCCACCATCGCAATCACCGACGCCATCGAGGCGGCAAGGCCGTCGATATACACGGTTTTGCTGGCCGTATGGCTGTTCAGCAGGTTGTAAATGGCAATGCCGTCAAAGACGTCGCCGCCCGGTGAATGGATGTGCAGGTTGATATGGTCGAGGTCGCCCAGCGCTTTCATGCTGCTGGCAAACTGGCGGGCCGTCACGCCCCAGTAACCAATCTCGTCGTAAATATAAATATCGGGGGTCTTGTCACCGCTGGCCTTCATGCGGAACCAGCTTTTATCGCCCGCCGAGGCTTTGGGTGACACACTCAGTTTATTTCTTGGATTCTTGCGCACTGGCTTCCCCTTTATCATTTGCCGGATCCGTGTCGAAGACCAGATCTAACGCTTTATTTTCGTCGACTTCCGCCTTGCGGCGGCGTTTTACATCGCCCGGATTAGCGCCGCGCGCCCGGATCCAGTCACCTTCCGTTGCCGCCCCGCCGCGCAGAAGCACGCGCCACGAATTAGCCTCTTTCATTGGATCAATCCACGGCATGACCGGTCCGCTGTACACGGCGTTAAACAGCGTCGCCGTGTCCACGTCGGGGGGCACGTTGATCACGCCCGCGGTGATGGCCATCTGCAACCAGCTGCGGTACATCGGACGGGTCACGGCGGCGATAAACGCATCCTGAAGAATGCCGTACCCTTCAAAGGACTCGACCAGCTCCTGACGCTGGGAGCTGTAGGTACCGTTATAGTTGCGGGAGATGCTGGAAAAGCTGCTGCGGCTGCCGGCGGCCACCGCCCTGAGCTGACCGTTGCGGAACGTCTCGAGGTTAGGGTTGGGCCGGTCTGATTTAATCATCCCAATCTCTTCACCCGGCGCCAGCTCATCGAAAAGCATGCCGGGTTCGATGTTGAGCTCACGGGGACCTTTGTCATTACCGTCGTCGCCGTATGTCTGGCCGTCGCCTTTTTTCACGTACATGCCCAGCGCGGCGGCAATGCGGGCGGCGGTCAGTTCTGAATCCTCGTACTCTTTCAGCGCACTCAGGCGGATAAGGATGCCGGAGAGCAGGCTGTTGCCGCGGACCTGATGAAGACGGCGCATGAATTTCAGGTGCATCATGCCGTCTGCAGCGATTTCTTTGGTGTTACCCAGCGCCACGCCGGAGGTCACCAGATTCTTATACACGACGTACTTTGTCGGGCATCCCCAGCTGTTGAGATAAATGCCCTGGCAAATTCCCCTGCCGGTATCGCTCATCTCAAGCGGGATGTAATCCGGCTCCAGCGCCTCGACCCAGAAGGGGATGTTGGCCGTCGGCGTCAGTCCGGGTGCGGCACCCCGAACCATTTGCCCGAAAACCTCGCCGTCGCGCAGCCAGGTTCGCGCCATCAGACGCTCAAGGACCGGGCGGGTAAACTGCCCGGTAACGTCGGGAGAAATAGACCACTCCGCCCACGCAGCACGTATTTGTTTGGACAGGTCATCGGCCACCAGCCCCGTTTTCAGGATAGGCTGGGGATCAACAACGATGCCCCGCGCGCCGACGATGCGCTCTTCCAGTTTGTCCAACAGGCCGATCACCAGGTCGTGATTATTGTCCAGCCAGCGCGCCTGCTCGCGGATCGAACGTCCGGCGAACTGGGTAAGCTGGTTGGCATTGCGGTTTTCGCGCTTCGCCCGGTGCGTGCGCGTCGGTAATGCCGCCTCGTAGGCGTTTATCGCCACGCGTGAACGTAGGCGGGATGCCTTCCAGCCGGGTGAAAACAGGCCAATTGCGTCATCAATCAGGCTCATCGCGGGAACCTCGCCAGCCGGTACTGCGGTCGCCCGCGCTGTGACGCCAGCAGCGTGCTGAGACGCCGCTCCCAGACGTTTCGCCCCTTCTGGATTTCGCTCAGGTTCTCCATCGTCATGGACTGCCCGTTGAACGTGATGGATTTCCCCTGCAGAACGGCGCGCTCGGCGGTCATATACTGCTGGATCATGTCTTCAATATCGGCCTGATTCATACCCAGCCTCCTGATGTCGATGGCGCCCAGGCAGAAGGTTTATCCTCTGTCCGGGCGCGGGTTGTTTTCGGTTTTGGGTGATTACTGCGGGCTGGCAAGGCTGGCGGTTCTGACTGCGTGCCGGGTGTAGGTTGCGCAATGGGCTGCGCCCACGAAGGCGGTTTTACCCAGTTTATTCGCTCATACCCGCGCAAAATCACCAGTGCATGCGCATAGACCATCAGGTCGAACGCCTCGTTTGCCCCCTTGCCCGGCTTAGTCCATTTGCCGTCAGCGCCCCGTTCTTCGTAGGTCAGTTCGTCATAGAACCACTCCCCCAGCCAGTCAGGAAAGTGGACGTAGTTAGCCCCCGGCGTATCGCGCTGAAGCGCGTTACTGATCCGGTCTTTGAGCATGTTGGTCTGCAGAAGGTAAAGCGGCACGTCACCGCGGGCCTCCGCCCGGCGGTTTGGTCGGTCGGTATTGTCCGGCAGTGACTTGGTGATCAGCTTGCTGCGGGTGGTGCTGTCCCCTTTGAAGAGATAAACGCGCTTGTGCACGCCATCGCGGCGGCATTGGCGCCAGAACTCATAGGCATTGCCGGTGACACCGTCTTCACCGCCGGAGTCGACGGCCATCGCCAGCACGGGCAGAGAAACGTCCGGATTGCTGTTGAGTGGCCACTGCTTATCCAGCACGTCCGTGCGCAGCAAATCCCAGTCTTCCAGATAGCCAGCCGGGTCAATCGGCAGGCTTTCGCCGTTCGGCCCCGTGCGCATCGACTGTTTAATGTTGTATCGGTCAACGACCCAGCGCTCACCGTGGGCGCCATAGCCGATCACCTGCACAACGAACCGCCGGTTGCGTCCGCCCTGTACGTCAACGGTCGCCACCAGAAACCGCACCCCGTCAGGCACGGTGCGCTTGGTCACGGTCGAGGCGCGCGCCATCAGGGTTTCGGATTTGCGCTGCTCAACGCTGGACTGAGGGATATAAGGCAGACCCCAGTCAGTATTGATCACCGCTTTAAGGGTTTCTTCACTGCCGTTCGCCTCGTAGTCCTGCTGAGCGGACAGCAATTTGTAGACCAGCTGCGAAAGCGTTTGGTACGCCGCGGCGGGTCCCTCCATCCAGAATGACGCAATGCGCGATCGTCTGGCCGTTCCCGTGACAGTGCCATGACGGTCAATCTGTTCACCGTCGCGAAGCCAGACACCTTTCTGATTAAGTGCGCGCTTCTGCCCTGCTGTAATTTTTCCCCGGCAATGCGGACACTCTATGAATGCCGCCTCGCTGGCGACCACAGGGTCGGCAATATTCTGATAACCCTGCACCACGTCTTTCGCGGGCTGGAAGTGTTCGCCGCAGTGCGGACAAGGCCAGTACCAGCGTCGGCGATCGCCACGGTTGTATAAAGAAAGAATGCCGGTGGTCGGCGGCGCCTCATGCAGTGAACTGCGGCGCCATTTGGTATCACGAATATCGCGACCCGGTGAGCTCTCCACCAGCGTCATGCCCGAAGACATAAATGTCGTCGTACGTTTTGAGGCCAGCGTAAAAGCGTCCCCCTCACCGTCAATATCTTCGGGGAATCGGTCATAGTCCGTCAGTGCAACGCACTTATAATCGGACGAGGACATAATATTAATAGAGGGCCAGCCGATTTTGAGGTAGTTCCCTGCCCGGAATGTCCGATCGTATACGTTGTTATCATTACGGCGCGGGCTCAGGCGTTTAGCCACTTCCGGGCTGCTGCGAAAGGTTCGGTCAAGGCGCTTTTTGCTGTGCTCACGCGCCTTCTCTTCCGTCATCTGGATAAGCAACATATCCGAAGGGTCACAGACAACGTTGTAAACAATCCAGCCGTCGATCAGACCGATGGTTTTACCTGTTCGGGACGGACCGACGAAGATCACGGCGTCGTACTCGCGGGATGCCAGGCAGTTCATGGGGTCGACAACATACGGTGCCAGATTCGGATCCCAGGGAACGGAGTTTCCCGCCCCCATCGGCACGCGCATATATTGGCTGACCGCATCGGCAACCAGCATGCGCCGCGGTGCGCGAAGAATGCCCGGTACATCTCTCCGGATGCCACGCGCTGAAGCCCGCTTTGCCATCAGTCCTCCTCAGACGTGTCCTCCTCCGGTTCTGCATCAGTGACCTTCTGCGCAATCTGGTCACGCAGATCATCAATAATATTTTGTATACGCATCACGGCGGACGGCGGTAACGCGCAATCTCGCTCGAGTACGTCCGGCAACGTTTCCAGCACCTGAACCACGGCTTTCGCCATCACTGAAAACTCTCTTGCCACATCTTCTGCAGGAATGAGCTGCCCCATGCTTTGTTCAAAGGTCAGACGCTCATTCTCGGCTTTCCAGTGCGCCAGCCGGTCGGACGGCGTCATTTCTGCCACGTCGCCAGAAACCGTCGGGATCATCAATTCGGTTAACACATCGGTGACGGAAAATAATTTCAGTTTCGCGTTACTGCCCGGTGCGGGATCGACGTTTTTCAGGCGCGCCGCGACCGTCTGCCGATGCACACCGGTGATCCCTGCAAGCTGGTTGATGTTCAGTTTGAGCGAGGCGATTTCTTGGTCCATGATGGTGAACACTTTTTAAACGATTCGACATCTTTGCAATTTCGCATACTGCAAAATCAATAACCTGCGCAGATGATGATGATGACCCTAGATCGCGAAAACTAGCCGTTTTCCGCGAGTCCGCCGCCCCGTGGAGAGGCCCCCTGTCGGGAGTACCTTTCATAAATGATAATCATTATCACAGAAACTCAGTGAATGCCTGCTGTAATGCCTACTCAGCCCGCAGGCTGAATTTCGACGTAGTATTCCTTGCCCTGTTCGAACTGGTTGAATGCATCAGGATTAGAAATATGCATCTGAATCTGGCCGCCCGGCGTGAGCTTTGACCAGGCTTCATTTTCATGGCTGCCGGAAGTGACTGCACTCATATGAATGGTCCGGCTGGAATCATCATCTGCCTTTTGAATGAAGTGGCAGCGGAACTTTGCTTTTACGGTCATGGCTTTTTCCTATTAGTTAATTTTGCAACGCTTCTGGGCTTCAGCGGCATAGCCCTGAAGGTATTGGATCACTTGTTAATCGTGCTGGTTGACTGCGATATTGAGAACTCATAGCTCAACTACTGAAGTTTTATAAGGACTGTTAGCATTTTGTGCTCTATTGTTAGGGTATCCTTTCAACAGAGTGAAAACCTATGGAATGGAAAGTTGTAGACAGAATCTTTTTAACGGCAGAGAACCTGCTGATTTTAAAAGTGACTGCACCAGGAAATCTGAAGTTCTCAATCTGGGTTAAATCTAATTTTGAAGTGCCACTTGGTTGCATGCTAACGCCTGTGATCGATGGATATATTGCCAACCATGACAAAGGCCATTTTGTTGCTATCCAAAAAGTTGTGCAATTTAGCACCAATCATTGGGAGAGCCTTAAATCAGCCCAACAACCAACCCAGTCGGTCAATGAGGATGAGGTTGTTATCCAGGAAGTTTCTTCAGAGAATTAAGGTTTGCATTGTTTTGCAACTTGCTCGATATAGCCTTGGAGATATTCAATCACTTCGTTGTCTTTGATGGCGCTGGCTCGGAGATCGAGAACAGCCCGTCCACCAGCGCCAGAGAGTTCGACTTGTGCTGCATCGCCCACTCCGCAGGTGCCGGAAGTTGTGTCCCGGATGAGCTGGCTGGTGGCAAGGTTTGCTGTCGCGATGCGCACCCGGCGAGTGCCGTCAGCAACATCAGCACGCAACCGGTCATTTTTGGCCTGTTCATCGGCTAATTCCTTCGTGTGTTTGGCATCCAGAGCTGCCAGCGCGGTTTGTGCCGCTTCGGAGCGTTTCTTCTGGTTGGTCAGGTCAATCACTGCCTGATCACTGATTTTCTTCAGCTCTGCGGTGTGGGTCGCTTTCAGCTTTGACACGTCGGCGTCCCAGCGCAGCCCCTCAATCCACCAGACCAGCGCGACGCCAGCCACGAAGGCCAGCACGATCGATAAATTGTTATTCATCCAGTCCCCAGCAGGTCAGTTCGCTTTCCTGATCACGCCTAATGACCTGACCAGCGCAGTTGTTCGCCCGAATTCGGCAATCTTTCCCACCGTCCCAGATCCAGCGTTTAATCTCTGCGCAAGCACCAAGGCGGTCACCGGCGTTAATTTTTCGGTAGAACGTAGAAGGGAAGCATTTGCTCGGCCCGATGTTCCAAGGGCAGAACGAGGCGATCCCTACCTTCTGGGGAGGAGTAAGCGGAACGTGAATGTTTTTATCAACCCACGCCAGCGCTTTTGCCTGCTCGGCTTTGTCGATAGCATCGCACTGTGAGCGCGTTAGCTTCATGCCTTTAAGTACAGGCTTGCCATTCACATACGTCACGCCGCCGCAGATTGTCCAGATGCCACCTTGATCAGGGTAGGCAATTAGGCTTGTGCCTTCTTTCTCATCCTGAAATTGACCCATCAGAGCCGGGGCCGAGGCGCCAGCAGCAATCAGCGCCAGCATTGCTGCACTGAGTTTTGTCTTAAGCTTTGCCAAATCAGACCTCGCTGGTTTTCTGTGCGAGATCATTCACCAGCTGAACCGTTGCTGATGGATTTTTGGCATCAACCTTATCGGCGATCTCTTGGAGTATCCGTGTGCGCTTCATCTGTTCGCGACGATTCAGGAAATACGTCAAAGCAGTAAAGAGCGCCCCGATCAGCACGCCAGCGATAAAGCCCCAATCCTGAAGGGATAAGCTTGCAAAGAAGGCCGTAATTCCAGCACCACCATATGTAGCGTTACTGTATTTTTCGTCCATTTTCATAGTCTCCCCCTCCGGTTTGCCGGTTGGGTGCGCAGTCAAGATGTAGGAAGAAATTAGCGGCTCAGTCACTTTGCGAAAATTGAATGGTTAGCTGATTGACTGGCCGCTAAAAGCGGAAAAGGCCACCTATATGCAGCCCTTAATTTTACTTAAAAATTATTTAACTATTGACCATTAAAGATGTATGTTTTTTTCTTCCCTGGTGTTGGCCACTGATTGGCAACCTCACTTTCTGCTTAGTGCAGAGGTGAGGTTTTTTTTGGATAACTTCCGAGATATAAGTCCAACTAAGTAAGAGAGTGCTAAATGCACATTGCTATCTTCAATGCCGAATCAATGAAATAAAAAAGGCCGCCCGCAGGCAGCCTTACTAAAGTTTTCTTACACTATGTAGTTACCGAGCTCATTAGCCGCGACCACTCTTCTATCTGGGGTCGGTAAATGAATTTAGCTTCATCAGGTTCGAAAAGACTGAGACCTTTTACGATGCATGCAATACAGGGAAACTCCTCAGGCATCTGAGCTAATATCTCCCGCTCAAGTAAGTCAGGATCAAATAATGTGCTCAGGCCTTCATCTAAACGCAAAAAGTCATGAGTCATCCACAATTTGTATTCAAATTCGTTTTTCAACAGTTTCATAGCCCCTCCTTTTTTATCTAAAAAGGATAGCAATGATTCTGCCAAACGGTAATGAATTGACACATTTTTGACAGGTCACCTGCGGCAGCCGTTGAGCCTTGACTTTTCTAGTCCAAGATACCGAATAGTCTGGCCCACTCTACAACCTGAGAACGGTAGACAAATTGCAAAGCTTCAGGCTCTAAAGGGCTTGGACCTTTTACTACGAAAACAATGCATGGAAATTGATCGGGCATCTGATGCAAAAGTTCTCTTTCTAACTCATCGGGCTCGAAAACGGATGGGTATTTCTCATCAAGATGAAAGTAATCTTTCTCCATCCATTGTCTATATTCAAACTCAGTATTTAGTAGCTTCATGCAAATCACCCCACGCTAATGTCTATGAACAGGATAGCAGGCATCAGGCTACTGAACGATGATTTAGATCCACACTCTCGCAGTGTTAGATTGAGTAACGGGCATTGGTAAACCCCTTATCACTGTTATTGTCCTCCGCGAATAGTGGGCATAAAAAAGCCCCAGACAATGCCGGGGCTGTAATGTGTTATGAGGTATTCGACTGTTCAGGGAATACTTCTCCCAACGTCTGGTTATACCGTTCCTCTTCGAGTTCCACGCCCAGCGCGAAACGTCCCAGGTTGATGGCCTCTTTTATCGTGGAACCTGATCCCATGAAAAAATCAGCCACTACATCACCCGGTCGGCTGCTGGCGTTGATGATGTCTCTGATCATCTCCGCTGGCTTTTCGCATGGGTGTTTTCCAGGATAATAAGAAACTGACTTATACGTCCATACGTCTGTAAACGGTACGAGACTCGTCACTGTGAAAGGCCGTCGCAATTGCTTTAGCTCATCCACCAGATCCGTATAACGTCGGGATAATGAATGATATTCAACTACCAACTGATGGTGAGGAAGTTCCAGCTCTTGCCGCGCATGCTTTTCGCGGGCTACGCGATCAAATAACCCTTGAAGCGCCAGATAGTCTTTCTCACTGGGTAATTGCCACTGGCTCTCGCTGAACCAATGCGAAGCCATTTGCTTACCAGTTGCCTGATGAATTTCTTTAGCACTGATCCCCAACGCTTTGCGGGCATCACTAAAATAATCAACCAGAGGCTTGAGCGTATTTTTGCGTTGTTCCTTGCACTGCGCGGAATAACTTGATGCCTTACCTCTATAAGGCCCGCTGTAATGCTCAGCGAAGAGGATCCTCTCAGTAGCGGGGAAATAGGCCCTCAAGTCTTCTTTGTGCTGCCTGTTCCATGGCCCGGAAGGTTTGGCCCAAATGATGTGGTTCAGAATCTTGAACCGCTCACGCATCAGTAACTCAGTGTCAGCAGCCAAACGCGAACCGCAAAATACGTACAGGCTGCCAGATGGTTTTAGTACGCGCCAGAACTCCGCAAATATCTCGTCAAGCCATGTCAGATAAGCTGACTCGTCAGGCCATTGATTGTCCCATTTACATGATTTAACCCTGAAATAGGGAGGATCCGTGGCAATCAGGTCAATGCAGTTATCAGGTAAGGTTTTGATGTATTGGAGTGAGTCAGCACAAATAATATTTATACTGTTTAAATTCACAGTGCTTTTCATAGATCAGAGACGCCCTTTTTGATAGGCTCCATTTGCTGTGTGCACATCAGCAATGGGCCTCGGTTCGCTCGTGACCAACTAACGGGCGAATGGCGTGCACGATGTTATCAGCATCATGTACGCCGCCCATTCCACAAACAAATAAGCCCTGGCAAATGCCGGGGCTTTTCTTTGGAATAAAAAAGGCCGCCATCTGGCAGCCATTAAAACGAGAAAACCCGCATGAGGCGGGCTTGGGTTAACATTCGACTGAGCGCTGAGAGTGTGAAGGGGATCGATAGTGCGTATCGTTGTTTACCCAACGCTCATGCGAATGCGCTTTCCAATCACTCCGGGTTATCCCATCTTCGCAGACTGAAAAGCATTGTTTGGTTGTTGCAGTGCCGGGTGCCTCCCGGTGAACCGTTGACCAGCCAATCTCGGTTCGCTGTCTTCACTTGGAGGGTAAGCTGATTAGCCCTACCGCATAGGTAGGATTCACCGCAACGTCTTAAACCTATCATATGCCCACAAAAGACAAAACCCCGCCGGAGCGAGGTTCTGAGATTGTCTAAGCTTTGTGACTACGTGACCACTCTTAACAGGTTACAAGAGTTTTTGCGTAGCGCACTAGAACTATTTTATGCGACTTTCGCCACCCTGATTTTCTGAGTATAAGCGTCCATCTCCAGCACCGCTCCGGTCATCGCGAGACACCCATCAACGAAGCCTTCCGCTACCTGCAACTGCTGGCGGATCAGGCCTTCACTCACTTTGTACATCTTCGCTATTTTCCGTTTGGACAGGCCCATGCGGTAATGCAGCATGATAAGGGTCACCTCTTCCGGTTTCCGAACCGCTGCCAGGCGGCCCACTGCGGCATCCACGATCAGGCCGTCATTATCACAGCAGGATTCCACTTTGCTGGATTCGGCGGGTAACAGTCCTTTGAATCCTGCGGCAATCGGTGACCAGTCAACGCCTGAATTATCTTTCGCCCAAACACCGTAACGAGCCAGTACCAGTTGAATATCACGCATTATTCTCTCCACGCTCTTATTTTGCTTTACCGGTAGCGATAACACCCATCGCCAGCGCGCGGTCTAATGTCGTTAGTAACAGGTGTTCCTGTGTACCGTGTTCTGCTTCCCAATCCGGGGTATTCGCATGTAGTGAGTCGTGACACCGTCTGCACAGCGGAATCACGAACAGGTCATGCGCTTTTGTCGCCATTCCACCAAATCCGTTGCCGGAGATGTGGTGAGGATCATCAGACCCGTTACCACAGGCACAACATGGCTGGCGCTTTATCCACTGGGTGTATTTCGTGTTCTCATACCGGCGGCGCTTCGGGCGCAGCAAGAATGATTCTGGCGTCTCCGGATCGATTGCCAGCGCCAGCACCGGTTTGATGTTTTCCGCCAGCACTTCACCAGGCTGTTTCGCCCATGGGTTCACGTCTGCCTCTTTGCGCTGGCCACCGGGCACGTCATAAGGAATCCCCATGGCTTCACTGATAATTTTCTCCGGTAACTTGTCAACTATGCCCTTTCCGACCGCCCACCAGCACAACTCGCCCAGTGATATTTTGTGACCAACAGGCTCGCCCAACCAGCGGCGGATCCTTTCAGTGACAAATTCCATGGTGTTCGCCAGAGCTAAATCATCCAGATCGACTGATTCTTTGTTCCGTAACTGGGTGTCGTGATACCAGCATAGGGATAGAACTCCGCGCTTCCTACGCGCATGCGTCATTTCTTGGTGATGATATCCAGCATGATCGGAGCATTGGCAACCGTGATTGTGTTTAACCCAATTAGTCATCGCCTCCCATCCGCCGGCAGCATAAAGAACGGGCTCTGACGCGAGAAAACTGCTTATCAGTGGGTGTTTGGCGATCGGCTGCACTTCTGGAAGAACAAGCCCATCTGGCGCATTACGCAAATCAGCGGGCTCGTCGGTGATCAGCAGACGTTTCCCTGAGAAGTGCTGCAGCATGTCGCCCGGCGGCCGCAACAGCACGATCCCCAAATCCCTCTGTGGGTATGGCTTCAATAATGCTCTCATTTTGCGCCCTCCCCGGCTTTGGCCAGGCTATTCAGCACAGCATCAGCATGTTCATGCGCGTTGTCGTAATCCGACGGGCAATGCTCGCCAGTTGCTGATGCGGCTTTCAAGTAACCACGGTAAGCATCGAGCCAGATTTTCTGAAGTTCATTCATTTGCGAGGACCTCCATGGCCTCACGAACCTGACTACGTAACATCCGTATATTGGTGTAAGTATCTCGACTGATATTCATCACAATTGCTATAAAATCACCCGTCGATAAACCGCTGTCTTCTTCAAACTCTCTCATGAGGGTACTAAAGCGCTGGAGCATATCTTGCCGAACGTCTGGATCGTTAAAGCTACTGTTTATCCATGTTTGAAGAGCATCAGATTCTTTGTGCATTCTGATCAGGCGTAATGCTGTGGATATTGTTTCAACCGGCACAACGACAAACTCTGGATTCTCAACTGAATCGGCAGCCCATGAATGTGCATACTTGGATTCATTGAATGTGAATTCGGGCTTATCGCCGAAGGCAGCCGCGGCGCATGCCCATACATGAACGCCACCCTTCGCGAGTATCTGAACTTTCGTCAGAGGTAGTTCCGTTTCACCCATTATTTTTTCAATAATTTCAGGTGATTCATTTATTAGTTGAGCGCTAATATTTAGTGTCGGATTATTTTCAGAAATACTTTGTGGTTGGATATGATGATGGAGGAGCGCTGCTTCGCGACGGATTTGCATAAGAAAGGCATCACCTTGCGCCAGCAGTTGTTCTCGGTCGATGTAGTCGAACGCGGGACCGCGCCACTTTTTATCAAACACGGCAACAGCGCCAGCAAAGAATGCCCCAGTAGGTATTTGCTTTTCATCGGCAGGTATAAACCAAGAAGGTGTATCAAACCCAATGCGACCACGGATGAAAGAGACGTGATCCGCCCCTTCTGGCCACCATGTTTCCGACGTCGCGGCTTTGATGAGGAACACATACCGGCCGCCAAGCTCACGCATCTGGAATGTGTGGTTCATGATGTGTGACATACCGGTGACCTGCTGACCTTCATGCTGGCTGGCACGGGAGTATGGCGGGTTTCCGAAAGCGGCCCCGTTCAGTTCGCCCAGTTTGGCTGACCAGTCCTGAGTCAGCGCATTGTCTTCAACGGTGTAGAACGCTGGGCATTTGCTGTTTTCACCATCGGTAAACAGATCGAGAACCAGCGGGCCGAACCTTGCATTGATGCCCCAGAAAAGTGCATCAGGTGTGCGCCACTGATCCCCAACTTCTTTCAGCTTGTGGCTAGATAATTGCTTTTGCTCTGCGAGCGCCAGTGAATATGGATTGCTCATGCCTGTTCCCTTCCTTGACGTGCTGCCCATAAATTACGCTCAAATTCATCACTGATTTCAGCATGCGTTTTCACTGCTTCGGATGCCGTGACAAGACGGAATTTGCGGGGCGGTTTTGCCGTCATTGTGATTGTGATTTCTGGTCGGCGGCGCAGCGCGTTGAGGGCGCCATGAACTGCCGTAGGGTGCGGAGTCGAACCGGTGTTAGCCAAGATAGCGGCCTCGATTTCAGCCGCGGTGCGTGGGGTGTTGTCGCTCTCCAGCACTTCAAGAACTAATTCAGGATATGATTTCATGCTGCTTTCACTCCCTTCTGGCGCTGGGCGCACTCTTTCCAGATTTTGGACCATGTGGAGATGGCGAAATCACTGCGCATGCTGCGGACGCTGGCTTTGCTGGCCTCGGTGCACACCAGTTTTTCCAACTCGCTCGGGGCCTTGGTCACCGCTACACCACTGATGAACCGGCGGTATGCAGCGTCGCGCTCGGCGGTATCAACTGCTATTTCACCTTCAGCGATCCACTTACCGTTCACACAAACCGGACGGCCACTCTTCGCCCATTTAGTCGCGCTGAGCAAGTAGCCTTCGAATTTGTCTGGCTGAAACAGGGTTGCCGGGCGCAGATACTCGGCCATTTTCGGAGAGTCGCCCCAGTGTACCTGTTTGTATTCGATAACCAGCTGCAGTTCTTCCAGGGTGTGACCTTCGCGGAGACGGGCACGCATGTTTTGCAGCGAGCTTTTGGCGGGCTGGTAACGTGAGCCGGTGATTTGGTTTAGCTGTTTCAGTGCCTGTTTAGCCTGATCAGTAATTTCAACCTCGGCGTCGGTCTGCGCAGCAGGCTGACAAAGGGGTTTTATATCTGATGGATCTTGTTTTGAATTTACTAACGGATCCCCTCCAGATTCTGGACGGTCAAAACTGCTTTTATTCACGATTTCTGGACGTTCAGAATCTGAATATTCAGAATTGGAACGTTCAGAATCTGAATGTTCAGAAACTAGACCATCAGAATAGAAACCCGCAGCTGCTTCGCGGAGCTTCTTAACGTTCAGGTAATACAGGTTGGTTTTATTGCGGTTGCCCTTGCGGCGTTCTTCGCGGGACAACCAGCCATCTTTCTGCAACTGAGTGATAGCCGTAATGACCGTACTGCGGCCAGCACCGATCTGGCGGGATATCGTCTCAATGCCCGGATAGCACGTGCCTTCATCGCTGGAGAAATCAGCCAGACGCAGCATTACCAGCAATTGGGTACCTTTCACGCCAGCCTGAGCCAGCCCGTCCCAGACGTATGCGGATAACTTAACGCTCATAAGACCCTCGTGAATTTTCGCCGGAATTGTTCAGTTGGCTGCGCGCATTCATGCGGATAACCGGCGCGCATGAAGATGACGCGATCCCCCGCTCGGTCGAAGCCCACGACGTGTACCACAACGCCCCGCCAATCCTTGTAATGCCGGTCCAGCTTTTGGATTTCTTCAGACATGCGCTCACCTTCCGGCTTTGCTCACAGACGTAACCTACCCACCAAGCGGCGAACTGGTAGTTGCACGGGATCCAGCGGTTGCCTATCATCACTTCGTACGAAAGAGAGCCAGCGGTGCCGCCAGTCGCTACACAGCGGATTTGCGGAACTCCGGCTTTTATGAGTAAACTGTTCATGCGTTAATTACTCCACACACGTTTTTAATGCGCCTGACGCCTGGAGCTGCACACTCTGGGCGTCAACCTTTTCATGCAAAGCCACTACTGACTTCACATACTCATCGCGGGCAGCTAAATGCTTACGATGAAGCGTCATAATTTCTGTCTTCTCGCTTTCATCAATTACCCCGTCGTCTGCTATCGAAATATTTATCTGCTGATCAACCTTCCCGCTCTTAGCTGCAACCTTTACCCCTTTGATGAACAGGTCAACGTGGTCCAGTCCGTCACGATTTGGGATTTCAACGAAAAAACCGCCGCGGCGCTGAGCGAAATAGTCCGCCAGGTGATTGGCGCCGCTGATATCTTCCATCGCTTCCAGCTCTGCAACCTCGAAGAAGCGACATCCGTTTTTCTCGTAAAGGTTGTTATTGAACTGCGTTTCAGTCATCCCCAAAGCGCCAGCCATAGCAGAACGACCGCCGGGAAATGCTTTGCACATCGCTTTTACTGTTGATTTCAGGTCTACCATTTCGCTTTTCCTTCGGTAGTTACGGCTGAGCGCAAGAGGTGTTAGTCTTTTCATAAAGTTCAGCATCGAACTGAAGCTTTCCATTAGTTCGATACGCGGCTTCTGCAGCACGCCCCTTCGGTATCAACTTCCCAGGGCGATTTCGCCATTGATAGACGGCCTCGGTTGTGATTCCAAAAAAGGCAGCAACTTTATCTGCACTGCCGAAGAGTTTTTCAATGTCGTCTGTGGTCATATCACCCCCCCCCTGAAGCTAAGTTTAATTAGATATTAAATTCTAATTTATATTAGGTCAATAAAAACTAAGATTACTTAGCTTTGTTTAATTAATGGTGATGAA